CCAGTCTTAGGACTGGTCAGGCTTAGGGTTGACATCTTAAGTTTACGCACGTGCAATCGGGAACCTCGGCTCCCTCTCGCTCTGACAAAATCAGAATTATATATAACAAATATAATAGAGACGGACTACCGCAACTTCGCAAGAAGTCGGGTCGTGCCTTTCTACTGAAGTAGCAAGCAGGTTATTAGTTTAATCTGAAGGTGTAAGCGGGTTAGCACCCTGCTTATCTTAACATTGTGAAAGAGTAGAAAGCTGTCATCTTATTAAATTAAAATAAAGCTACTATAAAATATAATAACTTCAAATCAACAAAAAGAGACTGAAGCACAGGAAAGTGGATAACGAAAACCTTATGGTTTCCCTATCTTACTCTTGTGCTGTGGGCTTTCGGTATTTCCGAATCGAAGTATTACAGAACAACTTGAGAGAGAATGTTGATATTATATATAGATCAAGCGAAAAGAGGAAACAATCGTTTCCTTTTTGAGCATTTTAAAGATCTATATCTAATTGTTACATTCTACCTCGCCGGACAATCTAAGCCTAGTTGTAAAACTAGGGTTAGACTAGACGGTCGTGGTCTGCCTACGATTTTACCTTTCCCTCTCCGCGAAAAGCTTATGGAGAGAGACAGAGTTACTTGTATGGTAGTACTTACGCTCTTTGGAGTTCATAGAGTTATTGGGTGATGACCTAAAGTCGATCTAAGTACCATCTTAGATGGCTTTAGTGGACTTAGTCCAACTCTTGACGTTTTACGAATACGTAAAGCTATCAAGGCCCTTAATTCTATTTCTTCAACCAAATTTCGTTTCCGAAAAGTCATGAAATCAATTGAATTGCGTTCATCTGGCCCTAATGGGAAAGATGCGTTATTTCAGGTTTTTAACGACGCATTTGCGTTGTGTCAAAACCCTAATTATTTTATTCAGCTTCAGAGGCTTTACTGAACCTATAAAGGTTCTTTAAAGTACTTAATCTGTTTAAATGCAATCTGTATGATCTTCTCCCCTTACGTAGTCGTTATGACTTTGTTAGGTAAGAGATGACATTTAGGACGGTTAGCTGTCGTAAAAAACGTTGCGGGTAAATCCCGTATCGTTGCTATGACAAACTACTGAGTACAAATGGCACTATGGCCAATCCATGATAGTATTTTCCAATACTTGAAAGGGTTACCTAGTGATGGGACATTTGATCAACTAAAGCCTGTTAAGGCTTTAGAGGATACTGTCGATAACTATAGCTCTTATGATCTATCTGCAGCCACTGATAGGCTGCCTCTGGATTTTCAGATGCAAGTTATGCGCCAACTCCTAGGGTCCAAGATCGGAACTCTATGAGGTGTTATTATGAAAATACCTTTCTTTCATGAAGGTAAATATCTAGTATATTCTGTAGGGCAGCCTATGGGAGCTTACTCTTCTTGAGCTTCCTTGGCAATATCGCATCACATTATAGTTCAAATGTGCGGCGAAGTCCCCGTAAAGAATTATGCAATCGTTGGAGATGATTGTATAGTTCCTGCGAATATTGGGAATGACTATCTCAATATTATGAATACACTAGGGGTTAAGATATCTCTTCAAAAATCCTTTCTCAACTCTCGTTGAGTAGAATTTGCGAAGAGAACGATTAATCTTGATAACGGGCTTGACTTTTCATGTTTGGGACCTAGATTGATTTTCAATTCAGTTACCAATACATATTATAGAAGTCACATTATTCTTGACCTTGCTTTACGTAAAGTCTTTGATTTCAATGTTTTAGCCTCACAATTGAGAAATATAGGAAATGATATTTCTCGATTTGGTCTAATTTTACTCGCTGGTCCTAGTGGACTTCTTAAAGAGAACGGATTAAATTTCGCTGATTGGCTTTCGCTATCAAGGAAGAATATCTCGGGCTTCTTATTAAGTCATCCAGAGGTCGCACTTAAAAACATTTTAAGTGACGCTGTTCGATCTGAAGTGATCGAAAAGCATCTTGCGAAGGTGAATAAAATATTTTGGGAGTTGAGATTACTACTTCCACGTCTATGACGTAAATTAGTAAGCCTTTACTCCTGACCACTATCCATTGCGATGATAGTATTAGTTTGGTTGACTCCGGGCCCTTGGATTATACTCCGATCTTACCTAAAGGTTTGAGAGAGTGGGTTCAAGGACACAGAGTCAATGACATATGAGGAAGCGATGATGGAGTTAAAGAAAATCATGTTTAGTCAACTAGATTCTCTTGAACTCAGAGTACGTAAGGATTACCTCCGTTCTACTCGCAGAATCTGTGAAAGATGGGTTGATAACGTAAAGTTACAATCCCGAATTTCTGAAGAGGCTGCTCGTAAGACGGATAGGCTTGTTTCTAACGCCCGTAAGGGTAAGTTTTCTTCTACGTATAGTTTTGGAGGCTCTCTTTTAGAGGGCCTTATTGCTATGCAACAGGAGGAGCTTGCCTTTATGGAAAGTAAGAAAGCAAGTACTACCAAGTCTGTTGCAAAACAGAAACTGAGTAGGAGAGAGCGCAAGAAAGTTGCCTGTAAGAAAAGATAAAACTGGTACTCCACCAGTGGAGATAGCGTTAGGTGTGCTGATAGAGGAATAGTTTCCCTCAACAATGCACATCTCAAAAGCTAAGCTCACTAGGTTCGCATCCGAATATGCGG